AGAAAGGAGAACTGTGACGGAATAGCTTGTTGGTTAAATCCGCAAGATTAGTTGGAGTTAATCTCCGAGAAAGGAAAAGGAAATGAAATTCAATAAAAGAAACATTGAACTGACAGAACATCGGCTCAATATAGATGGCTTTAAAGATGAACGGAAATGCGAAGGGATTTATATTGGAACAAGTTTCAAGAGAAAAGATTTGAAATTGAAAGACATTCCTAAGGTTTTGAAGCTGATATTCATGCCTTATAAGTGGATTGACAGACAGTTTTTAAAACACAAGATTTAAACACTTAGTTTTATTTAAGTTTAGAGATGAAGATTTCCCATTTTAGATTGGTCAATTATGTTTACAATAACATAAATGAGTATCTGTTATTAGACAGTAGAGAAGAAGTAGCAGAGTTTATTAAAGATTTTTTGGTAGAAGTTGACAATATTAGAGTAATATGGTAATCTTAAACAAGGAGGTGATTTTATGGAGAAATTGTATACTCCACGAGAAGTGGCGGAAATCTTAGGGCTAACACACAGGACTGTTCAGGAATATATTTTCAGAGGAAAGATAAAATCTGTAAAAGTGTTTGGTTCTAACAGGGTGAAAGAGAGCGAGTTAAAGAGAATAATTAAGGAAGGGGATAAGTAAATGGCAGAAAGAAGAATGTTTGCAAAAACAATAATTGACAGCGACGCATTTTTAGATATGCCTTTATCTACACAAGCACTATATTTCCACTTATCAATGCGAGCAGATGATGACGGGTTTGTAAATAATCCACGCAAAATACAAAGGGTGCTTGGCTGTCAAGATGATGACTTAAAACTGTTAATAGCAAAGAAGTTTTTAATCCCATTTGATAGTGGGGTAGTGGTAATTAAACATTGGAAACTTCATAACTATATTCAGAAAGATAGGTATAAGCCTACTGTGTACACAGAAGAAATGAAAATGCTTGAAACGAAAGACAATCACGGCTACACAATGGCTGAAAATGAACCTTTTGAGGCTATGGATACAGGATGTATACAGGATGGATACACTTTGGAGACACAGGTTAGGTTAGGTAAGGATAGTATAGATAAGGATAATAAAGATATAGGCGAAGAAATTTCAGAAAAACCTAATAAAGCAGACATCTATGAAGATGTACCTATTGATTTATTAGAACCAATAAAAGAGTTTGTTAGGTTTAGGAAAGAAATCAAAAAGCCTATGACCAAAAGAGCAATCACACTCTTATTGGGGAAACTAAATGAAATGACAGGAGGAGATGTTTCCGAATGTGAAAAAATCTTAAATCAATCAATAATGAACGGTTGGAGTAGTGTCTATGAGATTAAAGAGAAGAAAGAAAAGAGTTTCTTAGATATTGAGTTTTAGGAGGAAACAATGAAGAAAGATGAGGTAAGGGTTTTAATGGAAATCCTAAAAACAGCCTACCCGAGTAATTACAAGCAAATGTCAAGTAAGGAAATGCAAGCAACACTCACACTTTACTATGGAATGTTCCACAATTATCCATTAGAAATCATTAAAACAGCCTTAATGAATTATATCAAAGTAAATCAATACCCGCCGACAATAGCAGGCATACAGGAGCAGATTGATTACCTTACTTGCAAAGGAAACACAGAGGCTGAACTATGGAATAAACTTTCAGAAGGCATAAAAGGTAATGTGGCATTTGATAAATTACCTATTGAGTGTCAAGTATGGGTGGGGAGTGCAAGGGACTTGAAAGACTTAGGGCAAGTTGACATTAACACAGTAAATACAGTTGTTAGGGGAGAGTTTCTGAAATCCATTAAAACTATTAAGCAAAGACAGAAAGCAGTTGCTGAAATTCCTATGGAAATTAAGTTATTACTGAAAGGAGAAAACCAATGAAACAGTCAGTTTTGGAATTGCTTAAAAAGGCAAGCGTTTACACGCCTATGGACAGGCGAGTATCAGCAAGGTGGCTCGGAGTATCTGAACGGGAAATCCGAAAGCGTATTGAAGAATTAAGGCGAGAGGGTTACAGGATAGTTTCCTCATCAATAAACGGGGGCTATTGGCTCGCCACGACCGATGAGGAGTATGCACGATTTAGAGCCGAGTACATTTCAAGGGCTACCAAGATTTTTGAAACGGTAAAGGCTATGGATAAAGTAATGGAAGGTCAAGTAGAATTATAGGAGGGAGAAAAATGAAATGTGAAAAATGCGGTAGCGAGGCACTCGTTCCCATAACGCCATATCTAAACTTATGTCTTAGTTGCGGACACGAAATGGAAAATGACGAAGAACTTAGAAAACACATTGAAAAGGTGAGGGAACTTGCTAATGTGGAAGTAGGTTTCAGAGGTGGCAAACGGGCAAATGTTGAAGAGAAAATTCTTAAAATTACACCTGTAAAGAAACGAAAATATGTGAAATGGGAATAAAGGTGAAAGGTGGGGAAAATGGCAGATGAATATATTGAATTAAGAATAAGCGAAAGTGGGCGAAAGAGAGTTACACTCAAGCAAATAACAGGCGAAGAAATAATGCGGTATCCTGTCGGCAGGCTTTGGAGAGACACAACAATTCAAGAGTGGATTATGAGATGTCTTATAAAAAATTACGGCAAAGACTTGCCGAATGAAACTTACGAAAAAATAGAAGCACTTGTAATTGAATTAAGAGAAGGCAAAACGGTTGATGTAACTGATATGTTTAAGTGAGGTTTGAAAATGGTTGACAGCAGAAACAAAGGGAAAACGGGAGAGCGAGAACTTGCCAAGAAGTTAAGAGAGTACGGCTTTGAATGTCGGAGAGGGCAACAGTATTGCGGAGCAAGTGGCGACGCAGATGTTGTAGGCTTGGAGGGTATTCATATTGAGTGCAAACGAACCGAAAGATTATCACTTTATGACGCTCTCTCACAAGCAAAGGCTGATACTAAAGGCGGACTGCCGATAGTTATCCACAGGCGGAACAATGCCGAGTGGGTAGTTATACAGCCGTTGGAAGATTGGATTGAATTGTATAAGGAATGGAGGAAATGAGATGGAAAAGAAAACAGAACCGCTTATAAAACTAAAGCCGTGTCCGTTTTGCGGAGGCTTGGCAATTTTAATAAAAGTAGAGAAAAATATATTCACGCCAAATGGGAGCGTATATATAATCTGCAATGACTGTAATATACAAACAGAAGAATACGAAACTGATGAATTAGGAACTGCACTTGATAAAGCGGTATCCGCTTGGAACAAAAGAGTGTAGAACGGAGGAGCAAAATGAGTGAAACAAGAAAACCAATAAAACATATGCTTAAAATCCTGCCACAGTTTTATAAGGATATCCTTTCAGGCGAAAAAACCTTTGAAGTTAGAAAAAACGACAGGGATTTCCGAGTGGGCGATTATTTGGCATTGGCGGAATGGGACAAGGAGTACACAGGCAGAGGGCTAATGGTCAAAATAACATATATCCTCAATGACACAGAATGGTGTAAAGAGGGTTATGTAATAATAGGGTTTGGAAGGGAGGTATAAAATGGGACAAGTATGTGAGAACTGTGGTTGGAGAACTAAAGACGGCGAATGTGTTTTTACCAACCCAAAAACGAAAAGGCTGTGGAAAAAAGACGCTTACAACGAACCGTGTGAGAACTACATAATGAGTATTACATTACGAAAACACCTAAAATCCATCTTAAACGCGCCCTCAGACAGAGAAGAACGGGCTGAAACACGATGGGCTAAAACAAAAAACGAAGAAGAAACCATAAAAGAAATGCTCAATACAGTACGGCACATTTCAGATTTATTAAAAGATAAAGAAAAAATAACACTGTTCTATGATTGGGTGGCGAATGGTTCACTGTACAGTGAAGCACCCGACGATGCACTGAGTATTGTGTTGGGGCTTGACTATTTAGAAGAAGAACTAATGTGGTTATAGGAGGAAGTAAAATGAGCGACAGGAAAACAGAGTTTAGGGGCAGGGGAATAAACGGTGAATGGTATTATGGAGAGTATGCAAACAGCAGGATTTATGTCAACGGAACTTCTTATGAAGTATGGGAGGACACAGTTGGGGAACGGACAGGTGCTATTGACTTTCTGAAAGACGAAATCTTTGAAGATGACATTGTGACTTTCAACACTTCTAAGAAAACAAAATATTACACACCGAGCGATTACTATATCGTGGTGTTTGATGAAGATGAACAAAGGTTTATGATTGAAAGCCTTGATGGAAAATTTATAAGATTACCATTGGCAATGTTTGGTCATAAAGACATTGAAATTGAGGGGACGATATTTGATAGTGAGTTTAGAGAGCAGTATGCAATACATAACAGGTTAGAGTAATTGGTAAAATATGGTAAATAGAACGCTAAGATTTAAGCACTAAATTATGCCTTATTGATACTTTAACCAAAAAGCAATTAAAATGCCTAAAACAAGCGATTTAGGGGCAAATACAAGGAGATAAAAGGGCTATGAGATGTCTGAATTGCAATAAAGACTTTATGCCGACAGGAACTGCACAGAAATTCTGCTCTGCTGAGTGCAGAAAAACCTACCACAATATCCAGGCAAAAGAAAGAAACAAACAGTTTATGCAAGACACCTGTTGGCACTGCGGAAAGGCATATACCAAAACAAGTGGCAATCAAAAATACTGTTCACCTGAATGTAAAGAAACAGCAAGGAAACAATCATACACTAACTACAATATAAGAATAAGTAAAGGTATAAAACCTTATGATACAGAACTTCAAGATGGGGAACGAGGACTTGCTAATGCTATTGTTAAACAAGCTTGTGATGATTACAGGAGAGCATTAAAGGGTTTGAGAGTATTAAACGGTTTTGAGTCTGCAGAATATACAATAGCAGAGTGTGAAAGGTTCTTTAGAAGTGGTTGGTATTCTCAATTAACAGACATAGATGCAGAATGGCTAATGCGAAAACTTAAAGAGGATATTGACACTCGTGGAAAACTGTGGTAATCTTAAATCAAGGTTTACCTCCTTTCTGTTAAACATAAGGACTTGTGGGAAAAGAAACACAATACACTAAGCGCTTGGGGT